TTACCGTGGACACAACATTGGTTAAGTAGCTCAGGGCTACAAGTTGCACCACAGGAAACTGAAATCGAAAGTTATATTATCGGCGGAGTTAAGCAAGATGTTGATGAAAAGACATTCGAAGGTTTCCAACTTTAGATAAGTAATAGTATGTTCAGAGTTCAATTTAGAAGACATTCCCCATTCGAAGCGTGGACAACGTACGGTACATACGGTACTGAAGCCACTGCTATCAATGCGGCGATATCCAAGAAGAACGCTGGTGCTATCATGGTTAAGGTAACTAATAAAAAGAAAGAAACTATTTACGTAGGATAACACATGATAGAAATATACGGAAAACCAGCTTGTCCGTTCTGTGACAGGGCTAAGAAGTTTTGTGAAACGAATCAGTTTGAATTTGTCTATAAACAATTAGACGTAGACTTTACTCGCGAACAACTTTTTGAAAAGTTCCCAACAGCACGAACATTTCCACAAATTACAGTACGTGAAGAAAAGATCGGTGGATACAACGAATTACTCAAGTATGTTGAAGACACAGGTTATAACGGTACTGGACACTCACTAGGATAATAATATGTTAATTGAAACACCATACAAAGTAGGAGATAATGTCTCCTTTAAACTTGCGTCAGGCGAAGAAATCGTAGGACGTTTAGAAGAAGAAACTGATACACATTATACATTGCACAAGCCAATGGTACTTATTGCACAGCAAAAAGGATTAGGCCTTGCACCATTTATGTTTAGTGTATCACCAGATGGCAAATTTATGCTTAAAGCAACAGCAGTAAGTTGTGTTGCTAAAACAGAAGATAATATCAGCAAACAATATACACAGACTACAACAGGTATTGCACTATCAAAGTAGATAAGTACTAGTATGCCAGAAGTAGTAAGAACAAATGTAGATAAGCACAAAGGACATGCAAGTCCTACTCCCAATCCATTTCATCAAGAAGCATACACATCTGGTTCGGAGAATGTGTTTACAAACAACGAACAAACTGTACGTATAGGCGATACTACTGCGTGTGGAGATCCTGCTGCGGCTGGTTCACCTACAGTATTTGCAAACAACATAAAAGTACACCGCAAGAATGATGCAACAGACGGACACGGAAGTTGGGTCGCTAATGCAGCAGAAAGTGGTTCTCCAAACGTTTGGGCAAACGAAGGATATGTACCTCCGATTATAATTTCACCTGCGGCAGCGGCAGCAATTAATGCAGTTATACAAGAAGCAATATCAAATCCTCCCGATGTAGGAGCAACTGGTGGTACACAAAGTAATGGCACTATTGCAGAGAACCAAGTACCACAAAGGTATGAGGGTGCTCCAGCAGCAGGTGTTGACGACCTAGGAACTACGACTCCACTAGTTGATGCAAGTGCTGCCAATTCAACAGCAGCAGCAAATGGAATTCCAGGATTCTTAACTCAGCTACTAGACGAAGCAGCAACCAATGCATGGGACGAAACCGTTGATCCTAGTAACGGAAATATTATAGGCATATGGAAAGAATTAGGCTTTCCAGATACATCATATTGGAAAACAGATCAAACACCTTGGTGTGCAGGATTCTGTAATTGGGTATTAAAAAGAACAGGTTACAAATATATGCAAAGTGCTAGAGCATATGACTTTAGAGATAAAACAAGCGTATACGGTGGAGTTCCTGTGCCACTATCAGATGGTCAACCAGGTGACATTGTGGTTTGGAACTACAGTCACGTTAACTTTATATACACTGTTCCGTCGCCAGGTGTATATACTTTTGTCGGCGGCAATCAAAGTGATAAAGCAAGTGCAACAAACAACAACCCTTCAGGTGGCTCAATTACAAATAGTTGGAGAGGTGGCTGGAGATCGAGTAATGGTAGAATATCTGGCATTTTCCGCCCAGTCAGATCATAGTTGACAAAAAGCACAGCATACTATATAATATAACAAAGGCGGTACATAAATGAATCAAATTAAAAAATATATATACATGGGTATAGGTTTTCTATGTGTAGGTTTAGCCTACATTGGAATTGTAACGCCCGGTATTCCATTCAGCATCTTTTTAGTGATCGCTGCATGGGCCTTTGCTAAAAGCTCACCAAGAATGGAAAAATGGTTATACAATCATCCGTGGTTTGGTAAGTTTTTAACAAATTGGAATAAAAAACGTGTTTTCCCTACAAAGGGAAAGTACTTAATGGTATTGGTAATGGCATCAACTATTATCTTTACATGGTTTGCTACAGAGAATCTGAAAGCGATTATGTGGAGTGGTGGTGCAATGGTGCTAGTAGCAATTTGGGCTTGGCGATATCCTGGCTCAACAGAGGAACACGCTCGACGTGTTAAAGAAGGAAAGCGAGTAGCTTGGTTAAAGTAATATGAAGTGTGAACAAGGTGATTTAGCAAAAGTGATACATTCAGTAAGACCTGAAAATATCGGCAAGATTGTCCTTGTTAAAGAATACATTGGAAAGTACAAGCAGAATGATACCTTTGATTTTAGAGGTGTCTCATGCATGTGTCCTGTGACAGATCATTACTGGTGGATTGAAGCAACTGGATTGAAAAATCAGTTTGGAGATTCACCTAAAGCATACATAGCGGACTCATGGTTGGAGCCTATCCGACCAGAAACAGGCAAGAAGTCGGCTACCCATGTCGTGAAAGACAAAGAAGTAGAAAGACAGGCGGCATAATTAATAACTAAGGAAATAAAAATGGCAACAGGAAAAGTAAAATGGTTTAATGCAGACAAAGGTTTTGGCTTTATTACTCCAGACGACGGCGGAAAAGATGTATTCGCTCATTTCTCAGCTATTTCAGGTGACGGTTATAAATCTCTTAACGAGAATCAAGCAGTTACTTACGAAATGGCGGAAGGACCTAAAGGTCCACAAGCATCAGATATTCGACCTTCATAAGTTTTGAATATTTAAGGAAAGGCCTTTAGGGGCCTTTTCTTTTGACTATTACTTCATAGTTACAGTCTATTAGACAACAGTCTTTTTACATGTTATATTAGTTTAAATACATCGTAAGGAGAACTAGATGCCACCACGTAATCACGCCAACTGGTTAAAGAAGCCAGTAATAGAATCAATTAGTAGCACAGCCTACAACTGCCCAGAAATATTTGCACAAGAACAAGAACGTATCTTTTCAAAGGTATGGGTACCTATATGTCACATTAGTGAAATGTATAAACAAGGAGACTTTAGAACTTCACAGATAGCAGGTGTAAACGTACTTGCATACAACACTGGCAAACGTGTTCATGCATGGCGAAACTATGGAGTTAGTCAACCAAGCGGTACATTTAAAGCACCTGTTGTAACGAGTGAACCTAAACTACACTGTGAAGTAAAGCACGGAGGTATGGTATGGGTAACACTTGATCCTAATCCTACACAGAGTGTTGAGGAGTGGACAGCAGGTGCATTTGATTGTATAGCAGATGCTATTGACACAGAAGAAATGGAAGTGTTTCATTATCACAAAGCAGTTATAGATACAAACTACAAACTGTGGCACGATACCAACAGTGAATTCTATCACGACTTCATGCACTACTTCAATCGTGTAAGTGGATTTAACGATGAATACTTTGCACGTAAAAACATACCTTTTGACAACGGACATGTAAATGTAAGTTCATTCACTGTCAACTACGAAGAGTATGAAGGCTTCGAAGATAGAGGCGAACTGTCCTTTCCTAATCTGCCACCCAACCAATGGTATATGGTAGACTTGTTTCCAGGCTTTAATTTTAACTTGCGTGGCAGTGCGTATAGAAGCGACAGTGTTACTCCATTAGGTTGTAATAAAGTTCTTATAGAGTTCAGAGGGTATGGACTACGCAAAGACACACCAGAAGAAAGACGCACACGCATTAATCATCACAACAGCATATGGGGACCGTTTGGACGTAACCTACACGAAGACCTAATTGGTGTAGCAGGACAAGGAACTACAATGCGTGAAGGTACTGAAGCACGTAACGTATTGCATGGCAGACATGAGAACGGAACCATACACGATGAAGTTGGTATGCGCCATTACTATACAGAATGGGGCAAGTATTTGGATATTGATCCTTACC